GCAAGCCTGATAGAAAAAACAGAAGCCTGGCTGTATGACACCAAAAAGCGCAAGCTGATACACGTTGTGGCAGACTCGCATGCAGGATCGTTCACTATAAAAAGCAATTCCATCATTGGATTCAGTGTGTCGGAGAGCATGCAAAAGACTGTGCGCAAACCTGCAGAAGTTGTCAAAGCCATGCAGGCCGCAGGCAAGCCAGCTGCTAGAAAGATCTACAAAGATCTAACCACTACTGAAACAGGGTTCAACGGTCGCGGCACCGAAAACCTAATGGTTCTCAAAGCCTGGTGAGCTAAATATAGGGAACGGAGTTCCCTATATGGCCGACAATACACTACCCCAGCTCAAGCAAGATCTTATTGATTATGTGGGCTTGCTGCTGGGCAATCAGATCATTGATCTTGAACTAGACCCTGCGCACTTTGAAGCTGCATACCAAAAGACCATTGGCACTTTTCGCCAACGAAGCAATGCTGCCTACGAAGAAGCTTACATTTTTATGGAATTGATTCGTGACGTAAACATTTACACATTGCCGCAAGAAGTCACAAGTGTGCGTCAGATCTTTCGCAGAACATTTGGTGATGCCACAGGACCGTTTGCTTCAAACTTTGATCCATTTGCACAGGCCAGCATCAACGTGTATCTCATGAACTTCAACGTGGCCGGTGGACTTGCTACCTATGATTTTTATTCACAGTACGTAGAACTAGCTGCCAAGATGTTTGGTGGATTCATGAACTACACCTGGAATCCTGTGACCAAGAAGCTACAGCTCATACGAGATCCAAAAGGCACTGGCGAAAATGTGCTGCTTTGGGCTTACCAGCTCAAGCCTGAAATTCAGTTGTTGACCGATCACCAAACTGGACAATGGATCCGCGACTACATGGTTGCTGTTTCCAAAATGATCATTGGTGAAGCCCGTGAAAAATTTGCCACCATTGCTGGCCCGCAGGGCGGAGGCAGTTTAAACGGTGCTGCAATGAAGGCAGAAGCACAAACACAAATGGATGCACTGCTAGAACAACTCAAATTGTATGTAGATGGTGCGCAGCCATTGACCTTTGTAATTGGCTAACAAACAGACATTGATGATTGGTTGCAGCTTTATGTCAAGGCTGCAGGCGCGGTATGCTGGAGACATGGGTATAAACGCCGCAAAATACCATGTGATGGCCAGCCCAGGCACAGGCAATCAAGCCATTGCTGCTAGAGCAATGTATCAGTTGGCCCAGGAAGATTATGACCGTGTGATAGTGTTATGGTCTGGCATCAACAGAATAGACTTTCCGGTCAGCGAAGAACTGCAACGCACACAGCACAACAACCCCGAAGGTGATTGGGTAGCCAGCTGCAACATTGGCAGCATGGCCTGGTATCATTCAGGCGGTTTTTTGGGAACAGGCGTTTTTGGTGCGGTGCCAGAACCTGTGCAGATCTTCATGCGGGCACAGTATCTGGGATCAGAGCCCAACAGCAAATACCTAAGCGAGCTTACCTTGATCAGCATTGTAGCACTGCAAAGTTTGCTGAAGGCTCGTGGCATTGATCATCAAATGGCATTCATACACAATACCACTCACGGTGATGTGGGTCGACAACAAGAGCATGCACATGGAATTTTGGATCACAGCTCACCCTTGGACAAACTGGTAGATTGGAGCAAGTTCAACATGAACAGCAATCCTTACGAATGGGCCATGCGTCGAGAACAACTGGAAGGTGACCAATATCATCCTACCAGAAACGCCATGATTGACTGGTTTCGGGAACAAATGGGCATTGACATGACCCAGTGATTGTGCTATACTTGCAGTATGCACCTAATGATTGACCTAGAAGGACTGGCAACTGGCCCAGACACTACTATCCTCACTATTGCCGCACAAGCGTTTGATCCGTTTGGCAAAGGCTTCTATGAGCAATCTTACTATGCTAGAGTTACCCTGGAAAGTCAGGAAAATCGTGTAATTGATGATAACACTATTGCATGGTGGGCAACGCAACCTGAACACGCTAGAGAAGAAGCATTTGGAGAACAAGATCGAATTCCACTAGACGAAGCACTAGACGGATTAGGCCGACTAATTTGGAACAGCAAGATGATTTGGGCACAAGGTCCAACTTATGACATGAATATTCTTGAGCATGCCTACAAGAGCTACAACAAGCCCCTGCCTTGGAAATACTACATGGTGCGAGACAGTCGCACAGTGTTCAGCTTGTGGCCTGATCAGCCAATACCTCCAACTAGCCACCATGCTCTTGAAGACTGTCGCAGACAAATTGGTATGTTGCAACACACATTAACACATCTAAACGTAAAGGCATTGAAATGAACATTTATCTTGACATGGATGATGTGGTAGCAGACTGGATGGCTCATGCACAGGACTTTTTAAAAATGCGATGGAATCATGAAACAAGTGAGCGTATTCCGCAGTCAGACTGGGACAAACTCAAATCTGACACACATTTTTATCGCTCTTTGCCCTTGAAAGATGGCGCACATGAACTAGTTGATTACTGTAGAAATCTTACACAAAGCACCAACGGTCACCTGCGGTTCTTGACTGCATTACCACACGACTACTCCATGCCATTTGCTGTGAGCGACAAAGTGTTTTGGGCACAGGAACATTTTGCGGATGTTCCGGTTACAATTGGTCCTTTTTCTTTTGACAAGTGGCGTCACTGCAAAAACCCCACTGATATTTTGATCGATGATCGCACCAGCAACTGTGAAGAATGGATCAAGGCTGGGGGCCAGGCACACATTTATCGAGACTGGCCCGCTTGCAAAGCATGGTTTGAGGAAATTATCAAATGAAAACACTACCTAAATTATTGATCATTGGCAATGCTCGCCACGGCAAAGACACAGTGTGCGACATATTACGTGAAGAATTTGCATACTCTTTTCGTTCCAGTTCAGACTTTTGTGCTGAAAAGTTTATCTATGCTGAACTCAAACACAAGTATGGATACACCACCTACGAGCAGTGTTTTCTGGATCGGCACAATCACAGAGCCGAATGGTATGACATGATTCATGATTACTGCAAAGATGACTATGCTAGATTGGGACGTGAGATTTTTGCTGAAAATTCAATCTACTGTGGCCTGAGAAACAAAGGTGAATTTCATGCCATGCGCAATACTCGAGTGTTTGACTATGCTATCTGGGTTGATCGTAGTGATCATTTGCCCCAGGAAGACAAGAGCAGCATGACTCTGGAGCCCTGGATGTCCGACTATGTGATTGACAACAACGGTACACTAGCAGATCTGCAACGCAACACAGTTGAGTTGATCACACGTCTGGTTGCAGATCACCAGGTCGCCATACAGAATCAGACTTTGACAAATCAACTTCGCAGTTACGACACACACTTTTGAGATTTTTAGGTTCGCAGTTGTTGAGATTGCTGTCTGCATGATATACCAGCATTTGTGCTGAATATCGGGCTTTGAATCCGCAGCGATCACACTGCATTTTACGTTTGTACCCAGCTGTCTCCCAGTTGGGTTTTCTTTTGGGCAAACCACGTTTCTTGCGCAGACAGTTTTCGCACTTACTTCGATAGTGTGTGATATTGTCTCGGTGATAGTTTACGGCACAAGGACGTTGATTACAAGCTGAACAAGTGGGTCTTTTCATGGGGTATTTATTGGCGGACCTTTGCAAAGGGTGGTGTAGAACACTGTTTTTTCAATATACCCATAAATATCTACAACTTGAAAAGGAAACCACAAGATGGCTCTAATCTCTCCCGGCGTAGAAGTAACAGTAATTGACGAAAGTCAGTACATCCCTTCAGCAGTTAACACAGTTCCCTACTTTGTAGTAGCAACCGCACAGAACAAAGTTTCTAGTGACGGTATCACTGTGGCAGCTGGAACCACTGCTGCAAACGCTAACAAAACTTATTTGATCACTAGTCAACGTGATTTGGCAGCCACATACGGTGTGCCTTTCTTCTACAACACAACCACTGGTACACCTATCAATGGTTATGAACTCAATGAATACGGTTTGCTTGCTGCTTACTCAGCACTGGGCGTTACCAATCGTGCTTATGTGCAACGTGTGGATGTTGATCTTACCGAACTCACCGCTACTTTGAATCGTCCAGTTGGATCAGCTGTGGATGGCACCTACTGGTTAGACACTGCAAATAGTCTCTGGGGTATTTTTGAATGGAATCAAACCACCGCTGCATTTACTGCCATTACTCCTATTGTTATTACCAGTACTGCTGATGTGGTAAACGCTGCTGGAGGAAATTACACGCCACTTACCACTGTTGGTGCCATTGGTGACTACGCTGTGGTGCCAATTGATAACTTTATCACTGGCTACTACAAAAACAGCAGCAATGCCTGGGTTCAGATAGGCTCTAATGCCTGGCAAACCAGCTGGGCAACAATCACTGGCACCAATACACCATCCAGTTTGACTGTTGGTAACAACATGTATATCAATAACAATTTGGTCACAGTGGGTGCTACCAATACTGTGACCGGTTTTGCTGCGGTAATTAATGCTGCTGCTATTGCAGGTGTTACTGCTGCTGCTGTATCTGGCAGATTGACAATTTATGCCAATTCAAATGCTACCAATGATGGTTCAACAGCAACCAACGGTGTGGTATCTATTCAAGCTGGTCCTAATTCTGGCGCAGCATTGTTGACAGCACTGGGCATCACGGCCGATGAGTATTTTGCTCCTGTTTACTTTCCAGGTTACAGCTATCAAAGTCCTCGCTGGAGAACCACAGATACAACTCCGCGCCCAACTGGCAGTGTGTGGAACAACGTTAGTAGTGCCAACAACGGATTGAATCTTTCGTTCAAACAATACAATGCAGCACTAGACACCTTTGTTGCACAAGCTGTGCCAGCATTTGCCAATGATGTTTTTGCATTTGGTACTCTGGATCCCGCAGGTGGTGGCAAAAATATACCTGTTGGCACAACCTACGTTCAGTATGATGCGCAACAGTATCTAACTGCCCCCAATAGTTCTTTTAACTTTTTGATACTTGAAAGAATCACATTGGGCCAAGCAATATATACAGGTACCACAACTCCGGTGGGAAATGCATTTACAGTTGGCAGTAGTTTCTCGCTATCGAGCACTGCTCAAACCAATCCAGGAACTCTTAATACAGCCACGGTTACCATTGGTGGCACCGGCACAGTATCTGATTTTATTGCGGCAGTTAGTGCTGCCAACATACCTCATATAGTTGCCAGTGTTAATTCTGCAGGCAATATTGTGTTTACACATGTGCTTGGCGGAGATGTTATTACTGCTCCCATCAGCGGAACACCAATGACTGTGGCTGGTTTTACTCTGGCAACTTCAAAAGCTCGCGAATCTAGTACTCTTGTTAACTCAATTGTGTTTAGTAATTTTGTAACTACACCGCTGTTTACCTATACGGCCAGCACCACAGAACCTGATCAGGATCCGGCTGATGGCCGTTTATGGTTCTACAGCACAGTGAGTGATGTGGACATCATGATTCAAAACAATGGCGGGTGGCAAGGATATCAAACCGTTACCAATGATGTACGTGGTTTTGATTTGTCACAAACCAATGCATCAGGTCCAATCATTGCAGCAAGTGAACCAACCACTCAAAATGACGCAAGTCTTAGCCCGTTAGAGTACGGTGACCTGTGGATTGATTCCAGTGATCTAGAAAATTATCCTGTGATGTATCGCTGGCAGCCAGTCAGCGGAGTTGACCAGTGGGTGGCAATTGACACCACTGATCAGGTCACAGACAATGGTGTATTATTTGCAGATGCACGTTGGGCCCCTAACGGCACCACAGATCCTGTAGCAGGTGCGTTTCCAACCATTGAGAGCCTGTTGGAAAGCAGTTACCTTGATCTAGACGCTCCCGATCCTGCACTGTATCCACAAGGTATGTTGTTGTTCAACACACGCCGTTCAGGCTACAATGTCAAGAGTTTCCAGGTCAATTACTTGACTGAAGCCAACTATCCCACTATTCCAACCTGGGTTGGTGGTACATATCCAACTGTGACCAGCACCTGGTTAACTGCTAGCGGCAACAAAACCAACGGTGCCATGTATTCTGGACGTCAAGCACAACGCAAGATGATTGTGGCTGCAATGAAGTCGGGCATTGATACCAGCACGGCTGCACGTGAAGAACAAAATCAGTTCAACATTATTGCAACACCTGCATATCCTGAGCTGACACCAAACATGATTGCACTCAGCAACGAGCGCAACAACACCCTGTTTGTGGTAGCAGATACTCCAATGCGTCTTGGTGCAAGCGGCACGGAACTAGTTACTTGGGCAACCAACGACAACGGGCTAGGTTTGCCAACTGAAGACGGTAACTCAGCAACCAGCAACTATGCTGGCGCATTCTACCCAAGTTGCCAGACCACTGACCTAGGCGGCAATATAGTTGTTGCTCCACCAAGCCACATGATGGTACGTACAATTCTGCGCAGCGATGCTGTGAGCTATCCATGGTTGGCACCAGCTGGCACACGTCGCGGCGTTATTGACAATGCCAGTGCAATTGGTTACATTGATTCGGCCACTGGAGAATTTGAACAAATTGGTGTGAGTCAAAGTGTTCGTGATATCTTGTATGAGCGCAACATCAACCCAATTACCTTTATTCCGGGTATTGGTATTACCAACTTTGGTAACAAGACCACAACTACTACGACCACAGCACTGGATCGTATCAACGTTGCTCGCTTGGTTGCGTTCTTGCGTGGGCGACTTGAAGAAATTGGTAAACTGTTCTTGTTTGAACCCAACGACGAGATCACACGTAACGAAATCACCAACTTGTGCAACAGCTTGATGATTGACTTGATTGCTAAACGAGCAATTTATGACTACCTGGTTGTTTGTGACTTGAGCAACAACACACCAGCACGTATTGACCGCAATGAATTGTGGGTTGACATTGCGATTGAACCAGTGAAAGCAGTGGAATTTATCTACATCCCGCTGCGTATCAAGAACACTGGCGAGATTGCTGCTGGATAATCAAGAAAAAGGTGGGTGATTTTTCACTCACCTGATTCAGGTAAATAAACACATAGGAGATAACAAATGGCAGTTTCATCATTACAGCGCATGACAGTACCTTTGGCAAGCGATCAAAGTTCGCCGACCCAGGGCCTGTTGATGCCCAAACTCAAATATCGCTTTAGAGTGATGTTTGAAAACTTTGGTGTGTCAAAACCCACCACCGAATTGACCAAGCAGGTCATGAGTTTTTCGCGTCCAAATCCATCATTTGAAGAAATTTCATTGCCGATCTACAATTCAACATTAAAATTGGCCGGCAAACATTCGTGGCCAGACGTCACATGTGAAGTTCGTGACGATGCAGGCGGTTCCGTCAGCAAGTTGATTGGCGAGCAGTTGCAAAAACAAATGGACTTTTTAGAGATGGCTAGTGCAGCGTCTGGTATTGACTACAAGTTTACCACTGTGGTAGAAATACTTGACGGCGGCAACGGCGCATCAACTCCGGTAGTCCTTGAAACTTGGAATCTGTATGGTTGCTATATTAAAAACGCAGACTACGGTGCTCTTAACTATGGTGAAAGCGCTCCAGTAACAATCAACATGACCATCACTTATGACAACGCCAATCAAGGCGAAGGTCAGGGCGTTGGTACACTGGTTGGTAGAACTATTGGCGATGTGGTAACTGGCGCCGGAGCTTAAACTTCATGGGCAGTTTTGGCCAAGACTTTGCTAAGGGTTTTTTTGGCAGCGATAGCTTGCGTGATTACACTCACGCAAGCAAGGTCTTTCGCACAAATGCATACGAACTTAAACCTCGGTTTAAGTTTCTTTTTCACGTTAGCTTCACAGTCAACTATCAACAGATACCTGCACTCAAGGGCGCAATGGACATTGATGACTTGACCAATCTCAGCTATGTGGTCAAAACAGTAGATCTTCCCAAGTACAATATTACCCACGAGTACATGAATCAGTACAATCGCAAAAGATTGATACAGACCAAGATCAACTACGAACCAATAAATCTTACTTTTCACGACGACGGCAACGACATAGTGCGCAACATGTGGTACAACTACTACAGTTACTACTACAAGGACGCTAGTCAAAAGTACGGTAGCACTCCCAACACCAACGGCAGTGCAGGAGCCAGCCAAAACAAATCAAATGGTTTTGGTGGATGGGATCGTGATATCTATGCAACAAAACGAGATGTCAACGACTGGGGATACATTGGTGAGTCTGTGAACGATGGGAAATCTACAGGACTTACTGAAAACGGCGGCAAGCCTCCGTTCTTCCGTGACATTCGCATTTTTGGATTTGATAAAAACCACAAATATGCTGAGTATATATTGATCAATCCTATTATTACCAACTGGGCGCATGACCAATATGACTACAGTGCTGGCAACGGCATCATGCAAAACTCCATGACCATTGCTTACGAAAGCATCAAGTACAGCACTGGCGCACCCAATAGCACAGCACCTGGCTTTGCCAAGCCCACACATTACGATACCACCCGTAGTCCCATTGCTAGACCGGGCAGCACCAACAGCATCTTTGGTCAAGGCGGCCTGCTGGATGTAGTAGGTGGCATCAAAGAAGACTTGGAAAAGAAATCAGTCTTGGGTGTTATTGGTGCAGTACAAAAAGCCGGCACATTCTACAACACCAACAAACAATTTGGCGGACTTAAAACGCTGGCCATAAGTGAAGCCAAGGCACTGGGCAAGGATGTGTTGGTCGGGGCACTGCCAGCTGCTACCAGATCAGTTGCCAACAAGGCTGATGGTTGGATCTTCCCCACTGCACAACAAACACGTCAAACCCCAGGTGCAGCAGCAGCAGCCAGAGCCAACGGCGCAGGAACCACACAATGAGCACGGTCAACGAAGCCAACCCAAGACTGGGCCAAACAGTCAGAGTATTTGACTCCTTTTATGCATTTGATATAACTGCTCCGGCCGCAGAATATGATGTGGTGTTTAGTTATTTTCAAAAACAAATGACCACAAAACAAGCAGCAGGAAACTTCACTGTGAGCTTGTTTAGAGTTGCTCAAGAAACTGGCATTCCGGCACTGACCCTGCTGTCAGAGTTTGAGGGCACATCAGGAGTTAACCTCAATGTGCAATTGGCCTATTATCTCAACTTGATACGTAATCGTGCCACTTTGTTGGGTGTGGGCGTGGCAGTGACACCCAACTATTATCCAGCTCGGGCAGTGATACAATGAGTCATTGGGCTCAGGGCAGCTACGATGTGATCAATCGAGCCAAGTATGTGGGCAAAGGCACACCTAGATACCGCTCAGGTTGGGAACTCAGCTTCATGCGATTTTGCGACACAAACGATCACATCTTGCAGTGGGCCAGCGAATCAATTGCTATCCCATACAAACACCCGCTGACAGGCAAGATGACACAGTATATTCCAGACTTTTTGATCACTTATCGAACAAGAACCAACACCATGCGAGCAGAGCTGATTGAAATCAAACCCAAAAAGCAAAGTGTTATTGAATCAAAAATGAGCAGCCGAGATCGTGCTGTGGTAGCTATTAACTATGCCAAATGGGACCAGGCTACTAAGTGGGCAAAACGAAACGGTATGACTTTTCGTGTGATCACCGAAGACGATATGTTTGCAAACGGTCGAGCATAAGCCACTAAATATGGCATGACACGTAAACTCTCAGAGCTGTTTGATCTACCTCCTACCACAGACGAAATAGACACTGCAATTCCTGATCTGCCGGCCAGCAGAGAAACTTTGCAAGCGTTGGACACTGCCATTGACAAAATAGACAATGCTTTGCCAGCAGTTCGTGGCCTGGATTCAACAGACACAGAAATGGATGAACTCAGCGACTTGGCCAAGGGCAGCTACAAAGATCTAATGGATCTTGGCATGCAGGTTGACAGTCGTTTTGCCAGTGAAATCTTTGGCGTGGCCAGCAACATGCTGGGCCATGCAATCACAGCAAAAACAGCCAAACTGGACAAAAAACTTAAAATGATCGACCTGCAACTGAAAAAGATGCGACTGGATCAAACAGCCAAACCAGACAGCGACGACGGCATAGGCCTTGTACAAACAGCACAAGGCGTGGTGTTGAGCCGTAATGATTTACTGGAACGTATCATAGGTCGTAAAGATCAAAACAGTCAAAAAGAATAAATAGAGCATAGGATACCGATATGAAACCATTTGCAAAATACCTAGCTGAAAGCGAACGTACCTACAATTATCGCATCAAGATAGTTGGCGACGTGCCCTCGGCCTTTATCAATGAACTCCGAGACAAACTGGCACAGTTTGACGTTGTCAACATGACAAAGCCCAAGACAAGTCCAGTTCGCAAAGAGATTCCAGACTTTCCAGCTTTTCCCAATCAAAGCATGACCATTGTGGATGTGGAGTTCAAGTACCCTGCTATTGAACCACAAATCAAGCAGTTGGCACAGATACTGGGCATGGATCCTAACCGTATTGTGATGATGACCACGCCCTACGAAGAAAATATGAACATCGAAGCTGAAAAGATTGGAAGTCAAAACAAAGACCTGTTGGACGATCCTACATATCCAGCCGATGATGCACAGCAACGTGCTCTCAAGAAAGACTACGGCGCAGACCCGTATGATCATGTGGTGTTAAAAAATGCTTACAAGAGCAACTTTACTGTTGCTGGAGGAAAAACCCCGCCAGCAAAAACCACAAATGAATTGCCTATGGGCAATAAGAGCCCAATGACCAATATCAAGCGTCAGCCCAAGCCAGCCACTGGCGCCAACCCAAGAGGATAATATAATGAGTTTCTTTTACGACCTAAACAAAAAACTAGATGGCATCCGTGCCACTCCCGAAGTTACCCACCAGCAATTGAATGAGCGTGCGATGAGCCGTGCTGCCAAGGGCTATGAAAAATACGGCAAAGAGGGCATGGAAGCCTTGGCCAAGGCTGGACGCGAAGGCAAAGCTCTTGACCCAATCCGCGCCAAGTACGACAAGTATGACAACACAGAAGTAGACGAAGGCCAAATGTTGGACAAATTTGTAAATTCAAAAATTGGTCAAAAGATTCTTGGAAAACCAAGCGATGCAAACAAACTCAGTCCTTCCACTGCTGGCCATTCTTTTGGGAAAGGGCAAGTAACACCCGGCGGCCCATTGGGACAAATTGCAAGATCCAACATGAACAAAAATGAAGGTGCTCACAGCCAGGATGCCATGGCATTGAATCCAGACTTTGACAAGATAGGTAAAAAGCCTGGTGTCATGGGCAAAATTGGATCTGGCCTTAAGAAAGTTGCTGATGTGATTGCACCCGGCGATGACGAATTGCTGGACCGTCTGGAAAAAAGTTCTGGTGCAGCACCGCGGCAACCAGGAGCCAAAGAACCCAGGTACATGGAAGCAATGAGTCCTGCTAAACAAAAAAGTTTTGCTGCTCTGGCTCCTCCAAAAGACAAGATCACCTTTGCCGACAAGATTGCTGGTGCCAAGAAAGAAGTTGACGAGATGCTGGGTGATGTTGCTGCCGAAGCAATGAAGAAAGCACTAGGCGGCGGTAAAGGTCGCAATGCTGAAATGGACGAAGCCAGCCAAGACAATGCATTCACTGCACACAAGCGAGCCCGTGTTGAACAACCCAAAGTTGGCACAATCACTCATGGTTCCAAACATGACGTAGAAGAAATTCCTGGTGGTCGCAGAGTCACTCGTCGCACTGATGCACAAGGTATCAGTGTTGGTGCTGATGACGACAAGCCAGCAGATGGCGAAAAGCGTGGCCGTGGACGTCCAAAAGGCGCTGAGAAAGCACCCGAGCGTGTGACCGGTGGAGCTACCAAGCACAAAGGCGGACGCAAGACCAACGAAGGCGAAGTAAGCACAGGCAACTTGCAGCAAATGTGGAAGCTGGTTACTGGCCTAAAAACTTTTGTTCAAGATCCAGACGGTCAAGCATTGTTGAAAGAACTAACTGGCATGGTCAAGCACTATATGAACCAAGGTGATGAACAAAAGATTGATGAAAAAGCCGTGAGCAAAAAGCAACAGAAGTTCATGGGCATGGTGCATGCTGCACAAAAGGGCGAAATGCCTGCTAGTGGAGCAGTAGCCAAAACAGCCAAGACCATGGGCAAGAAAGACGCTGAAGACTTTGCTGCAACCAAGCACAAGGGCCTGCCTGAAAAGAAAAAGTCCGAAGGCAAGAAAAAAGAAGTTGACGAAACGTCTGACAGCACACCAAGCAAGAGCTCAGGTGGTTTCAAATTTGGTGGCGGCATTTATGATTCCATCAATCGTGATCTTGAAAATATGATTTCTGAAAGCATGAGCCGTCTTGACGAGAGCATGAGCATCAACATGAGCATGAACAACGACGAGCACGGTGGACCTACTCGCAGTCTCACAGTCACAGCAACAGATGACGATGCAATGAAATTGAGTCAACTGTTGAAGAGTGCAGGACTTGGCGGTGGAGATGAAGGCTACGGCGGTTCAGGATACAAATCAGCCTGCGGTTGCGGAACACCTGACTGTTCATGTGGTGAACAACAAATGGACGAAGTGTCCATGAATCAGCCTGATTATCCTACCAATACTGAAACATCCAGTGATGCATTGCAATACTCAGGTGGCCTGAACAAGCCCAAGTCAACTGGACAAACTACAATTCCTGTGATTGCCAGTCAAGACGATCGTCAAGAAAGTTATGCTGCTGAAGAAGAAGATGCTATCAAGCGCATGATGGAAATGGCTGGTATTGAATTCACTGACGAAATGTTAGAAGAAGGTTTTAGAGAAAAACTAGCTGCTGCTGGCCTGGCAGGTGCTATGGCATTGGGCTCACTAGGTGCAGGTGCTGCACAAGCTGCTCCACAACAAGGACTTGGTACTCCAACTGCTGCGACCCAACAACAAAAACAAGATATCTTGAACTCTCCTCTATATAAAAGTGCTTTGTCCTTGAGTTATGCTAGTAAGGACCCAATATTCAAGAGTGATTTTGAGAGACTACAACAGTTTTATAAGGAACAATCGGATCGTATCAGCCGCGATGGTAAGTTAAGCAAAAATATGGAACCGATTGCAGCCCAAGACCAAAAGAAACTTGATCTCAAGTTTAAAGATGGTCTTGAAAAACTCATGCAAAGATATGGTGGTGTCAATGAAGAACAAGTCATGGCGGAAGAAGATGCCCTGTCACGCATGATGGAAATGGCCGGAGTCAAGAAAAAAGAAGTTGACGAAGAAAAAACCGACGAAGGCAACTTGCTTACCAAAGGACTAGCAGACGACAATATCGAGATTGGTGACAAGATTCCTGGAACCAACGTTATCAAGAAAAAAGACATTGACGAAAGCATTTTTGCCATGACAGCAAACTTGTGGAAATCATACAAAGGATAATGATCATGATGAAACCATACACAGAAATTCAAGCTCAACATGCACGTAACGAAGCCAGTGGATATGTACCACCACCATTTACGCCAGCCACCGTGAAACAAAAACCAGTGGAAATTCCTGGAGTCATGTATCAGTCTGCCAGCTTGTATCAACCGGTGGTTGCTCAACCGCCTGAGGACAAGAAATAATGCCTCAAGCAAATGTATACACAAGTGCATCAGCACAGGCTTGGTTCACAGACAAGGCTCGCATCAGCACTGGCTCTAACACTGTGACGTTTCAAGTGGAAGCGGTGCAATTGACCTATCAGAATCCAGGCACAGGCAACTGGGCCAATGCAGGCGCAGTGGTGGGCAACATCTACAGCAATGCTGTTGCAATTCCAGCAAACAGTCGTCAAGACATCTATGTTGGTGTGGGCAACAAGCTCACAATAGCAGGCGGCAACGTCACTATTCAAGAACTTGGCACAGCCAGTTCTGCTACCGCTGGCGAGAATGGTATAGGCAACGGCTAATGCGAGCGCAAGAGTTTGTCACTGAAATGCGTCAGGGAACGTTAAGCACCCGTAATCGGTCCGCCACAGTGGGCCTGAATGTGTTCAGTGACAGTGAAAAATCCAACAGTGACTATACTCTCAACCGTGTGATGATGGCGGTGGCCATGGCTGACGGATCCGGCAAACCCATTGACATGGATGGCAAGAGCTGGGTTGGTAAAAAACGCACAGCAAGTCCTTATACTGAAGTTGAGCAACGTATGCTCATACAAGCATACAAGGCAGCCGGGGCAGACTACGAAGATCTAAACAAAGGCGATCTTGACAGCGAAGAACATCCTGCGGTCAACACCACCAGTCCCATTGAAGCATTCAAAGGCTACCCAGATGAGAGCCCGTGAATTCCTTAAAGAAGAAACAACGTTGCCTCCTGAGCAAGCAGATCCAATGAATCATGTGTTTACCTTGCCAGGTGTAAAGTCTA